TTCCCCGTTCACCCCCAAACCCCTTACCGCAAATTTGCTGGAGAATAACAATGATCACCCTTATCCGTCCAATTCTTTTTTCTTTTCTTCAATCTCAAAGTGTCAAACTACTTATCGTAGATCTGCTTGCTAAACTAGCTGAGTCTACTGATAACGACATTGATGACAAAGCGGTTGAATTTGTTCGTAACGGTCTTTTTCCGAATAAGCAATGATTGAAGCAGTAGTATCTGCTACCGTAGCTGCATTAGCAGCAGGAGCAGCACTTACAAATAGACTACACAACAGAATAACAGAATTAGATACACGTGTTGACGCTTTTGAATTACGGATTGCAACCAGTTATGTTCCACAAGAACAGTTTGGTGAAGCAATTACTAAAATGGAAGCACATATGATCCGCATTGAAAACAAACTTGACCAAATGTTACTTAAGAACAGTTAATTATGACTATTCCCGCAGGTCGTTACCCTATTTTTAGCGATTTTGATACAGATAATGTAACGTTTACTGGTACAACTACTATCGCTACTGGTGTAGTTACTGGTAATGTACATTTCTCCAACCTACCAGGACCTTATGGTAATGATCAAACTGCTGCCACTAATGGTGTGTTGGTTGGTCAACTTTATTATGATGGTAATGGTCATGTTAAAGTAAGGGTTGTATGATGAAAAAGAAAGCAACCGAAGACCAGTTCAACGAGTTGCATAATCTAGTTACGAAGGAGTTCCTCGCCCGTATTAAATCGGGTGAGGCAACTACTCAAGACTTGAAAGCCGCTTGTGACTGGCTAAAAACTAATGACATCAGTGGTGTCGCCCTTGAAGGCAGCCCACTGGATAAACTGGCAAACATCATGCCTCAAATTGACCCAGAACTTGTCCAAACGAGGCTTTATGGCAAGCAGAACGTCTGAGTACTACAAGAAAAACCCTAAAGCTGCGGCTAAACGCCGTAAGCAACAGGCTAAATATCAAAAACAGGATAAGGTTGTCAAGAAACGAGTAGAGCTAAACCGTATTAACCGTCAAAAAGGTACCTACGGTAACGGTGACGGTAAAGATGTATCACACTGTAAAGGTGGTGGTACTCGTATGGAAAAAGCATCTAAAAATCGTGCTCGTAACCGTGGCAAACTTAAGTGTAAAAAATGACCCCTCTGTTTCCTACCCCTGATTACTACTTGCAAAACTTGATAGCTATGACCTCACCAGAAGCGAAGCGCCTGTGGAGGCGCAGTATCAAGGAACATTTCGACCATACATGTATTTATTGCGGAAAGACTTATGACTTATCTCAACTATCTATTGATCACGTCCATCCTCGCAGTCGTGGGGGTGAAGACGTTGCAACGAATGTCGTATGTGCTTGCACCAGTTGTAATCAGGACAAAGGAAGCGAACCCGTCATCTCTTGGATGAGAGACAAATTTGGAGTTAATAGACTCCGTGAAAAACTTATTATGGAGTATATTACTTAATGGATAGAGAAACGAAGCGAGCGTATCAGCTTGTTCAGCTTAGAATTATAGAACATTTAGATCGTTTAGAAGCAGCTCAAAAAGCAAAAATAAAACTACCCAGCGGTGATGTAAATACTATAAAAAAATGGCGGCGATTTGGAGCTGCTTTTGCATGGGATCCTTCAGTATTTAAAGAAGTTCTTGAGGAACCCTTTATGTCTGACGTTGACTTAATTAGTACACTTAGAAAAGGTGAAGACACTTTAATGAGGCGTTGGGGGTACATTAAAGGTATCCCTTTACATCATATTATTGCTGATCGTACTGGTGGTGATCTTGGAATTAGAACCCCAATTGATATTTGGGAAGACACTAAAAAACGTATTTTTGATTTAACAGGAGCAACACCGGGCGATGGTGCTGCTAATTTAAACGCAGCTGGAGCTTTTGATGAACTATGGCATCAAGGTCGATTAGGAGCTAAAGGGACTGTTTTTGCAAAAGCGGGTCTTATACGTCCTGAGGATTTTCCTTATTTACATAGAGCTGGGCAAAATTTAGCTGAAAAACTAGGTAAAGATCCTAAAATAGTCATGGCAACAGCTAAAGAACAAGCTGAGCTTTTGCTTCCCTCTATTAGACAACAACAAGAAAGGTATCAACAGGTTTTAAATTCTGCTCAATACAAAAACCAACTTAAAGCTTTTAGTTTATTTCCTGAGTTTGAAAATTTAGCTGCTGCTAGTCTTCCAGAAATTGAAGAAATTGAAAGCTCAACAAGAAAGACACCAATACCAAGTATTTATGCTAGAGCTGGTTCTTTAATATATGACCCTGTTCAAGCATTAACTGAGTTTTTGTCTTCTGCTGAAGGGCAAAATTGGTACGCTAAAACTACGGCAGAACGCTTGTCTAAAGGCTTAGCTCCATTAAACCCATTTGAAACTATTCAAAAAATAGAATTAGGCTCAGGTTTTGGAACACAAGCATATGAACAATTACAGGATTTTGTTAAGAAAAATGCTGCAGGGGAAGCAATTGGCAGCTTATATTCTATTATGTTGGATCCTGAAATGAAAAAAGCAGTAGAAACAGGAGACATTAACAAAATTACGTCTACTTTGACACGTGATGTTGTTTTAGGTGGTATTGGTCAAGAAGTTTCTAGAAATCTTATGAAACTTTTACCTCAAAAAGCGGTTACAGCTATTGGTTCAGTCGCACCGGCATTACAGGCTGCTGCGCCAATTGCAGCTGTGTCTCAAATTAAAGGTTCCACTGATCCTTTTGTTGAGCAACAACGTAATATAAGAGAATTAGAATCGGGTGATCCGTTTTATCAAAAAGCAGCTCAACGTGTTCCCCAAAAATTTGGCAAACAAGGTCCTGGTGTTGATCGGCAAGGTACCCCAATTGTAGAGCCTGAACCTATGTTTAAAATTGAAGATCCCTTGAACGAACTTGAATACGCTGGTAAACAAATACTTGGTGGTCTTAAAACTGTAGGTGGTGCAATATTGTTTGGCTTTTAACCTATGAACACAGTAGAACTATTACAAAGCGATTTCAAACTGTTCCTACAGGCTCTCTGGAGTGAACTAGACTTACCTTCACCTACCCGTGCACAATACGCTATTGCTGACTACCTACAACACGGTCCAAAACGTTTACAAATCCAAGCCTTCCGAGGTGTGGGTAAGTCCTGGATTACCGGTGCTTTTGTTCTTTGGACTTTGTTTAACGATGCTGAGAAAAAGATAATGATTATCTCTGCCTCTAAAGAACGGGCAGATAACATGTCAATCTTTCTACAAAAACTAATCATTGAGACACCTTGGTTAGCCCATATGAGACCTAAGTCTGATGACTCTCGTTGGTCCAGGGTGTCCTTTGATATTAATTGTAGTCCTCACCAAGCACCTTCTGTTAAATCAGTTGGTATCACGGGTCAGCTTACGGGTAGCCGGGCTGACCTCATGATTCTTGATGACATTGAAGTTCCTGGTAACTCAATGACTGAATTAATGCGTGAAAAACTACTTCAACTCTGTACAGAAGCTGAATCTATCCTTACTCCTAAACAGGATTCACGTATTATGTATCTGGGTACACCTCAGACAACCTTTACAATCTATCGTAAGCTAGCTGAGAGGTCCTACAAGCCCTTTGTTTGGACTGCTAGGTACCCTAGGGCCATTTCTAAATACGAAGGGCTTCTAGCGCCTCAGCTGGCTGAAGATTTAGATAATGGTGCCGAACCTTGGGATGTTACTGATCCTGATCGTTTCGACAGCAATGACCTACTTGAACGTGAAGCTTCAATGGGTCGTAGCAACTTTATGTTGCAGTTCATGTTAGATACGAGTCTTAGTGATGCAGAAAAATTCCCACTTAAAATGGCTGACCTTATTGTCACCTCTGTTAATCCTAGCTCTGCCCCTGAAGCCGTTGTATGGTGCTCCGATCCCCAAAATGTCATCAAAGACCTCCCAACTGTTGGTCTTCCTGGAGATTATTTCTACTCTCCAATGCAGCTCCAAGGAAACTGGGATCCCTACACAGAAACAATCTGCAGTGTTGACCCGTCGGGTCGTGGCTCGGATGAAACGGCAGCAGCTTTTATCTCCCAACGAAACGGTTTCTTGTACTTGCACGAGATGCGTGCTTACCAAGACGGATACTCAGACCAAACGCTTCTGGACATTCTAAAAGGATGTAAGAAGTATGGCGTTTCTAAACTTCTTATTGAAACTAACTTTGGTGATGGTATTGTTGCAGAACTTTTTCGTAAACACCTACAACAAACTAAACAATCCGTTGATATTGAAGAGGTGCGTGCCAACGTACGAAAAGAAGACAGAATCATTGATGCTTTAGAACCTGTTATGAATCAACATCGGTTGGTTATTAACCGTGATGTGATTGAATGGGATTTTAAATCTAATTCAGATGCTGCACCAGAAGAACGACTCCTATACATGCTGTTCTATCAAATGAGTAGAATGTGTCGTGAAAAAGGTGCAGTTAGACACGACGACAGATTAGACTGTCTTGCACAAGGTGTTAAGTATTACACAGATGCAATGGCAATCTCTGCCTATGAACAAATGAAAATTGATAGGCAACAAGATTGGCAAGATATGAACGAAGCGTGGCTTGATGATCCACAACAAGCAGCTAATCATATGGCATTTGGTATGTCCTTAGAACAACGAAAAAAGGCTAGAATGCTTAATGGTAAGAAGTCAGTCCCCACCTGGGTGTGAACCCATCGGGTCCGTAGGACACGAACCCAGGCCCACACTGGGTTTAAGACCAATCCGACACTAAGACAGCCGGAGGGAAGGGTGGACCCAATGGCTGGAGGGAGGAGTTCGAGACAAGCTCTCACTCCTCCTTTTATTAATGTCCCCGGGAATGGACATTCTGTAAGGACTGGCTAAAGCCAAACGACACAAAATTTACTTCCACCTGACTCTCTACCTATGATACCGTTAATTTTGTGAAACAAGCAATCTCTGATTGCGTTACTACTTATTATACTGTTCATTCTATGCACACCGCCACCCTCGTACACGTAACACCTGATGCTGAATCCTTGATTGCTTATATGGCACGGGTATCTAATCCAAATAATCAAGATAACCCCGAATCAGAAAGACTGATTAAATACCTAATTAAACATCGTCATTGGTCACCCTTTGAAATGGTTAATATGTGCGTACAAATTGAGACAACCCGAAGTGTTGCTGCTCAAATCTTACGTCATAGGTCATTCTCCTTTCAAGAATTTAGTCAAAGGTACGCACAGGTGACGAAACCAGCCGCTATCCCACACCTTAGAAGGCAAGACCTAAAGAATAGACAAAATAGTACTGATGATCTACCAATTAATACAATAAAAGAGTTTAATGTAAAGATTAATAGCTTATTTGACCTTAGTGAAGCACTATATGAAGAAATGTTGATGGCTGGTGTAGCAAAAGAGTGTGCAAGAGACATCTTACCACTTGCTAGCCCTACTAAACTCTATATGAACGGTACTCTTCGCTCTTGGTTGCATTATACTGACCTAAGATGCTCCAAAAGTGCGGACGGCACGCCCACTGGTACGCAGTTAGAACATAAACAAATCGCAGATCAAGTGAAAAGCTTAATTGAACAACAGTTTCCTACCGTTTATGCTGCTATGTTCCTTTGTTGATCATGGGCTAACCTGGGTGAAAAATGGTAAAAATTTGTCAGCCCTATCTGCTAATAAGAATTACAAATTAATCCCCCCT